CCCGTACCAAGAATGGCTGGCTACGCTCCCCGGCTACCAGCCGCGTGACAGGTGGATGGCCGGACAAGGCAATCCACAGGCACCCGCGCGACCGCCGCAGCCTCCTGTACCTTCACCCCCGCCGCAGCCTCTAGACGCCAGTGGCCGCCCGCGCAACCAGATGATGTTCTACAACGCAGAGGGCAGGCCCTTTGCGGGGACGATGTCGTTTGCCCCCGGCACGTCGCAGGAATACCAAGACCAAGCCATGGCGCAATGGGCGAACAGTGAGGGCTACTTTCGCCCCGACCCTCTCTCGCAAATCGGCCAGCAGGCCCCGCCAAGCAGATACGACCCCACGGCGATCTCGCCCGTGAGCCGCTGGCGCGCCGGCATGGGGCCCGGCTCACCCGGATTCCAAGAAACTGACTGGATGCGCAACATGGCTGCGCAAGGCTACGTGTTCTAGGGACACTAATTAGATAGACACCCCAGACAACAGTTGACGGCTGTACACTAGAGATCGCACAGGAGACACAACGCATGCGGATTTACACGCCGACAGGTTACGCCACGCCCGAAGAGGCGATGCGCGCCGTCTACGACAGCGAGCTTGCTGCCGGATACAATGCGTGGAAGCAAGGAAAAGCCGGCAGCTACTGGGCGCATAGCCAGTTCAACGGAACTGGGACGCGCACAGCCGACATCCAAAACGCGATGCTGAACCACTATAACACAACCATAGCTCCGCAGTACGACGAGTTCAGCTACGACGCAGACTTGCAGGGGACTGGGGGGTACGTTGGAAAGCGACTGCCGCCCGGGCAACGTCGCGCCCCTCCCCCTCCGCCGACATATAGCCGACCCGGCGGCCTTGCCGGCATGGTGCCGTTTACTGGCCCGCGAGGGGAGTTCATGTGGAGGCCGCCGGGAAAGATTCCGGGGGAAACCGGCTTCGGCACGGTGAGGCCGCCCAAGTGGAGGCCATCCCCTCCGGATCGGCCTCCCAGTGGCTCGCCAATTGGCCCCAACGGCCCGCGGCCGCAGTCGTACCCTGCCGGCACTCCAGGCATGGGGACTGCGCCGCCCGTGGGGCCAAGAGGCGGCTTCGGCGGCGTCCGTCCTTCGTCCGCGTCGATTGGCAGGACCGGCCGTGCGTACCCGCGTTATTAGTTGACGGCTGTACGCAAGTTCAGTATACTATCACCCTCCCCCGAGGTGACACATGCAACAGCGCAAGCTGAACGTCGGTCTGGTTACGTTTTCGTACGGCGGCAACGGCGGAATCTCCTCTGAAGTCCCGGACATCCGCGAGTGGATGGTTCCGCTTGTAGCAGAAGCGTCCCGCGATCCACGGATTGAAAACATCCGCATCTGGAATCTCGCGGATACGCCGATCACCATGACCCGCAACCGGGCCGTCCTCCAGGCCAGAGAGTTTGGGCTGGATGTCCTGGTGATGATCGATTCCGACATGAAGCCCGACCTGGAGGGTTCCAAGAAGTTTTTCCCCTCGTCGTTCGACTTCTTGTACGACCACTACGACAAGGGCCCGGTGGTCATCGGCGCGCCGTATTGCGGGCCGCCGCCGATGGAGTGTGTGTACGTGTTTGAGTGGCGCGACATGCAGACCGGCCACCCGAACCCGGACTTCCAACTGAAGATGTACGAACGCACCCAGGCCGTGAAGATGGCCGGCATCCAGCCATGCGCTGCCTTGCCGACTGGCCTGATCATGTACGACATGCGGGCCTTTGAGGTCACGGAGCCGAAGACGGAAGAAGACAAGCCGTGGTTCTATTACGAATTCCCCAACAAGTATCAGGCGGAGAAGGCATCGACCGAAGATGTCACTATGACCCGCGACTTGTCGCTCGCCGGCACGGAAAAGCTGGGGTACAACCCAGTGTTCTGCAATTGGGACGCCTGGGCTGGGCATTGGAAGCCGAAGTGTGTCGGCAAGCCGCAGTTCATCGAAGCCAAGCACATCTCCAAGAAGTTGAAGGACTGCTGGGAAGCGAACTACGACCACACGGTGTCGCTCGTTGACCTGAAGCCAAAGTTCACCGTCCGTGGCGGAAGCTAAGTCTTGCACGCACTGCGGGAAGTCCTACCCGCTCACCAAGCAGTACTGGCACGTTAGTAAGGGAGAGTTTCATTCGCGGTGCAGGAAGTGCCGCAACAAAAAGCAGAAGGACGGCCGCGTCATCCGCTCGCAGAAGAAGTTGGCGGAGATCGAACGCGGGGCAGTAGACACGTTCATCGCCGTGTCGCGGGTTGGCGGGACGAACATCCCCCACTCAGCGGAACTGCTGGAAGTGGCGATGAAATACTTCGGCGGTGTCGAAGGCTTCATCACCGCGTTTATGAAGCAGTACTACGACGCCCCGGCCGGGGGTGCGTTCCGAACCAAGCAACTGGACTCCATCCTCAAACTCATCACCGCCAACACCGCCATGGGCGGAGCCAAGAAGCCGCTGGAGTTGATGACTGAAGAAGAGCTGGAAGCGCAGTACCGGCGGGACGTTCTCGCCGCCGCCATGAGTATCAAAGTCAACGGACAGCCCGCAAGGCTGGAAGATCATGCAAACGTGCGAGATATGCCGGTGGTGGACAACCTACAAGCCGGAGGCGTTGGTGGGGGAATGCCGGAGATTCCCGCCGCAGTCGCGGAACGGCAAGTGGGAGAATCCGCTGACGGACAAAAGTCACTGGTGCGCGGAGTGGCATCACCTAACGATGTGCCAGCGCAATGAAAAAGCATCCCAAGCTCAGCGCCCCGATTCCACAGCCTGACGCGCCCGTAGTCACGCAACACCAGATCCAGCAGATGCGGGAGGTGCAGGCCGAACTGGCCTCCCGCCGGCTGGAGGCCCTCCGCCTGTACAGACCCATGCCCCACCAAGAAGAGTTCCACAAGTCGATGGTCAGTGAACGGATCGTCTTGGGTGGTAACCGTGGCGGCAAGTCATTGGCTGTGGCGGTGGAGGCGGCCCGCGCAGCGACCGGCCAAGACCCCTACGGCAAGTATCCGCTGGAAGGCGGGAACATTGCGATAGTCGGCCGGAACTGGCCCCACATCGGTCTTGTGATCTACCCGATCCTCTTTAAGGCCGGCGCGTTCCGGATCATCAAAGACGAGGAGACAGGCGAGTGGAGGAGCATCAGGCAGGGCGATGACAAGTCGAAGTCCAAGCCTGCGCCGCCCCTCATCCCGCCCAGGCTCATCAAAGACATGTCTTGGGTGCTGAAGAACGCCGGCTATTTAAACAAAGTGGAGCTGACGAACGGCTGGACGATCTGGTGCTTCTCGTCAGAGGGAGAGCCCCCGCAAGGCTATCAGGCCGATCTTATTTGGCTGGACGAAGACTTAAACAACGAGCGGTGGGTGGGCGAATGTCAGGCTCGCCTCGCGGATCGCAAAGGCCGATTTGTGTGGGCGGCCATGCCACATTCGCGGAATGATGCACTTCTGGGATTGTGCGAACGTGCCGACAAGGAGATTGAAACAAACAACCCCAAGCCCCTCATCCAAAAGTTCACGTTCCGGTTCCTGGACAACCAGTTCATTGATGACGAAGAGAAACGGAAGAACATCGAACGCTGGTCTGCCTTGGGGCAAGAGGAATTGAAGATGCGTGCGGAGGGTGAGTTCACCACCGAATCCACGCTCATGTACCCGACGTTCAATCCCGCAGTTCACATCCTGCGCCGGGAGGAATTGCCGGACGGTCAGGTGCCTGCAGACTGGACCCGCTACGCCGCGATTGACCCCGGCCACGTAGTCATGGCGACACTGTTCGCAGCAGTTCCGCCGGACGAACGGTTTATTCTCATCTACGACGAACTGTATCTCCGGCAGTGCAACGCCATGATTTGGGGCGAGCGGTTCTACGGGAAGGTACAGGAGCAATCGATCTACGCCGCGATCATGGACATGCACGGCGGCACGCTCCGCGATCTCGGATCGGGACGATTGCCCCATGAGCTGTATTCGGAGGAACTGAAGAAGCGTGGCTACAGGTTCTCCATCGGCGGCAGCAGCTTCATCCCAGGGTCCGACGACATCCCCGCCAGAACGGCATTGGTACGCCAGATGCTGCATGTGCGGGGCGACGGGACAACTAAGCTGAAGATTTTGGACGGAGCCTGCCCCAACCTCCTCAGAGAAATAAAACGCTACCGCAAGAAAACCACCACCGTAAACGGACAGGTCTACGTGACCGACGAACCGCAGACGCGGGGTGAGGTCCATGCCGTGCAGACGTTGGAATACCTTGCGGCCCATGAGCCCCGATACCACAAACCACCTCGCCGCCCTGGCCCGGAGCCATGGTGGGTGAAGTACTTGGCAGAGCGTGAAAAGCGCCTGCGCAAAGACGATGACGGAGTTACCTACCTTGCCCCCAAAGGAGCATTACGATGAGCGCTTTCCAGATGCCGACCGCCGAACTGGGCGACAAAGTCTTCTACTACCGCCATGAGGGCGCCCCGCCGTCACTGGCCCTCGTCACCGAAATCTCCAGCCGCACCCTGACGCTGTGGGTCATTACCCCCAGCTACGGCGGCGTGGAGCGGTTTTCGGTCCACCATGTAGACGATCCCGGTGTCAACGAGTTCCCTGCCTGGAAGGAGTACGGCTTCTGGGCACCCCGGCCCAGCAAGCTGATCGCCCTCCAGGAGAAGTTGGCCCTGGCGGAGAAGCGCCTGGAAGCCCTGGAGGCCAAGAAGGCCAAGTAGGGCATTTACCTAAGAGGACTTCATGGCCGAACAAAACCCACTCGCTCCAATTGCCAAACGCTGGCTGGAGTGCGTGAAACAGGGCGAAAAACACAAAAAGCCTTTTGCGGATGACGCCAAGGAGGCCATGGGGTTCTATGCCTCTGACCCGGAGGCGATGTGGGGTCCGGAAACCAGCCGGTCCTACAACAAGGGCATCGATGCGCCGGCGATGCGCATTTGCGTCAACCGGGTGTGGGAAGCCGTGCGTCTGTTCAGTTCGGTCATCCACCACCGCAACCCCACCCGGGCGGTGAACGCCAAGCAGTACCCTGTTGTCCCGCCGCATTTGCTTGGTATTTTTCCACAGCCGCCGGTTCCCCAGATGGGGCCTGACGGCCCTGTGATGGGGCCGGACGGCCAGCCGGTGATGATGCCCGATCCCGGGATGCAGCAGTACCAGCAGGGCATGCAGCAGCAGATGTTCGCTCAAGAGCGGCGTGGCATTATTGCCAAGCTCTTGGAAGACTACCTGAACTACACACCCAACGAACTGGATCTGAAGAAGCATTCCCGCAAGGTGGTGGAAGAGGCGTTCATCAAAGGCGCTGGCGTGTGGTGGCATGAGCTGTACCAGCCGCCGGGGTCTTCGGTGAAGATGGCCGGCTCCTTCTATGACTCCGTAGACAATCTGGTGTGGGATCCGGACGCCGACGAGTTTGAGGACATCCGCTGGGCTGCGCGCAAACGTGTCCAGCCGGTGGACGAAGTGGCTGCGAAGTTCGGCCTGACCCGCGAGGATCTGAAGGGCCACATCGAATCCTACTCGTCCCGCGCAGATGAAAATGAACGCGGGTATGAGTTCCGCAAGAAGAACGGCAAGACCAACGACCTGATCTGCTACTGGGAGATTTATTCCAAGACTGGGTTTGGTGATCGGCTAAAGGACGCCGACAAGGATCTCAGGGGCAAGTTCGATGCGCTTGGCGTGAACTGCTACATCGTTGTCGCAGAGGGCGTGGACTTCCCATTGAACCTCCCCCCTGCCCTTCTCCAAGAAGAAGTAGACGAGACTGGCATCCCGCAGGAGATGTTCATGCGGGCCCAGTGGCCCATTCCATTTTGGGCGGAACCGGCGGGCTGGCCGTTTACGTTGCTCGCGTGGCACGGCAAGCCGGGCTACTCTTGGCCGATCTCGCTGATTCGCCCTGGTATTGGGGAATTGCGGTTCATCAATTGGGCGATGTCCTTCCTTGCCACCAGGATTGCAGTGTCTTCGCAAACGCTGATCGGCGTGGCAAAGAGCGCGGACCCAGACCTGAAGGCGAAGATCCTGGACAAGGGCGAGAAGGGATTCAACATCATTGAAATCTCCGAAGCCGTTGGCCGGAGCGTGAACGATGTCATCAGCGTGTTCCAAGTTCCTGGTGTCACCCAGGACATGTACAACATCATTGCCGAGGTGACGGCCCTCTTCGACCGGCGCGTGGGCCTTACTGAACTGTTGTACGGCATGACCAGAAATCAGTTCCGGTCGGCTGCAGAAGCGCAGGTGAAGGCTGAACAGATCAGTGTGCGCCCGGACGATTATGCAAATATTCTGGAAGACGCATTGTCCGAGGTCGCCCGCAAGGAAGCATTGCTTGCGCGGTGGTTGATCTATCCGCAAGATGTTGCGCCGGTCTTGGGACCGATGGCTGCGCAAGCGTGGCGGATGCATGTCCAGGGCGAGTCTCCGGATGCGATTGTCAGAGAGTACGACTACCGCGTTGAGGCTGGCAGCGCTCGCAAGCCGAACATCGCAACCCGCATTGAGAACATCACGCAGGCCATGCAGATTTTGGCTCCGATCTCGCAGGGCTTGCTCCAGGCCGGCAGGCCGGAACTGTTCAATGCCCTCTTGGAGGATTGGGGCAAGGCCATGCAAGTGGATGTCACTCGCTACATGGTTCCGCCCCCGCCTCCGCCGCCACAGCAACCCCCGGGCGGGCCTCCTGGCCAAGAGGGCCAGCCTCCAGAAGAGCCTCCGCAGGAGCAAGCACCCCCGCCGCAATAACATGGATATCCCTCGCCAGATCCGAGACGCCGGCCACGAGGCCGTTGAGACGTACAAGAAGGCTCTCCCCCATGGAGAGCGTTGGGCGGAAATGTGCGCCCTCCAGATCGCCCCCGGAACAAGGGGTACGGACAGGGCATTCATGGAAGGCCGCTACAACAACCAGCAACTGGATAGCATGCCGAAGCTCTCGGCTCAGTGGATGGTCAAAGAGGCCAAGGCGGCCGGGATAAACATATCGGGCAAATACTACTGCGGCGGCATCGCGGACAAGCGTGCGTGGAGGGATCCAGAAGCCTGGGTGTCCTCGTCGGACGATGTCCTGCGTGTAGCCCAGAAGCGTAGACTGGTGGTCAAAGGTTCAGTACAATATGACCCTGGCTCTGTGGATCCCCCGAAACGCAAGCTGATGAACGAAAAGATCCTCCGCCGCGAGGTGGCGACGGAGATGAAGCGGCGCCCCGGTGCAAAGGCCGGCGAGGTCCGCGAACGAATCATTGAGAAACACGCCTACCGACCGAAAGGAAGAAACGTATGACCGCCAGTATTGAACGCTTTTCCACCACCGCCGTGATCACGGCCGGCTCC